CGGAATGACCGCGCCGTCTCAGTTGTTCGAACGATACGTGCTCGATGGGAAGATTGCCCACGGCGACAATCCAGTTGCCGCGTGGATGATGTCAAATGTCGAGCTTAAAGAGGATCGCCAAGGAAACATCATGCCGATGAAGCCCCGCCGCGATGCGTATGGCAAACGCATTGACGGGATTGTTGCGGCAATCATGGCGCTACACCAGGTTACCCAGGGTGGGCCGCCTGCCTCGGTGTACGAGTCTGAGGAGATGTTGGTTCTATGAAATTATGGCCGTTTGGGAAAACCGATGAACACCGCAACGCTGAGAATCCTGCTCATGCGATCACATGGACAGATGTTTATGGTGTCTCTCCCACCGGTAAAACGGTAAACGCTGAGACGGTTATGAAAGTCTCGGCGGCTCTAGCGTGTGTCCGCGTGCTTGCGGAGTCGGTAGGGTCATTGTCGTGGATCACGTATGAGCGGCTGGCGAGCGGTGGCAAGATTCGCGCAACTGGTAACTATGCGTATAAAATCCTCCACGATCGGCCAAACCCGTTAATGTCGTCGATGGTATTTCGTGAGCGAATCATGAAGGATATTCTTCTGTACGGGAATGCGTATATCTACCGGGAAAACACTCGATATGGCGAGCTCGCCGCATTGTGGCCGCTGGTGCCGGTTGCGGTAAAGCCTGTAATTAGCAAAAGCGGGCGAGATGTGCAATACCAGGTGACCAGCTCAAGCGGATTCGACGGAGTATATCGCTCGCAGGAGATCGTTCACGTCTCGGCTCTTGGGGACGGCGTAGTTGGAAAGTCGGTGATTGCTTACAACGCGGGGAGCTTTTCGCTTTCAATCGCCGAGGATGAGTATGCCCAAAACTTCTATGAAAACGGCGCATATCCAGGAGGTGTGCTCGAAGTTGAGAAGCCACTCGGCGACGAGGGGCGAAAACGGCTGAAGGCTGGATGGTCGAACGCTTACAACAAAGAAGGCGCTCACAAGGTAGCCGTGCTGGAAGATGGTATCAAGTGGAAGCCGATGACGGTGAACCCGAAAGATTCTATGGCGCTGGAGTCGCGTAAGTTCCAAGTTTCTGATATCGCCCGGATGTTCCGTGTACCGCCACACATGATCGCCGATCTTGATCGAGCGACGTTCTCAAATATCGAGCACCAGAGCCTTGAGTTTGTCATGCACTCGCTACGGCCGTGGTTGATCCGTATCGAGCAGGAATTCAACTGGAAGCTGTTCGGTCTTGAGCGGGCAGATCGTGAGTTCTTTTCTGAGTTCCTGATTGACTCAATGCTCCGTGGCGATATCAAGAGCCGAAACGAAGCGTACGCGATCATGCGACAGAACGGCGTTATCAATGCCGACGAGTGGCGTGAGCGCGAGAACCTGAATCCGCTACCGGATGATGCCGGGAAGAAATACATCGTCCAGCTCAACATGCAGGAACTATCAAAAGTTGGTGAAGAGGGAGGGGCCCCATGAAAAAAGCAGTACTCACATGCCCGGCAGAGATCAGGGCTGACTCTGAAAACGAAAAACCGAAGATCCGAGGCACGGCGGCTGTTTTCAACGAGTTGTCGCTCGATCTCGGTGGATTTCGTGAGCGGATCATGCCGGGAGCATTCGCTAAGACGCTGGAAGAGGGAAGTACTAAAAAGGCGTACTGGAACCATAACAGTGATCGCGTGCTCGGGAGCACGAAGTCAGGGACTCTGGTACTGGAAGAGCGGGATAATGGTCTGTATTTCGAGATTGACCCACCTGAATGGGCGGGAGAGCATATTGAAAGTATTGAGCGAGGGGATGTCGATCAAATGTCATTTGGTTTCCGTACCGTCAAGGATCGGTGGGCAAAGGACGAGGATGGACGGGTAATCCGCGATCTCGTAGAAGTCCAGCTCTTTGAGGTTTCCCCAGTCGCCACGCCAGCCTATCCGCAGACTGACGCACAAGTCAGGAATGTGAATGGGAATCGACTACAGGAACTTATTGTTCAGGCTGATCACGATCTTATTGATGAGTCTGGACGGGAAGAATTAAGAAGCGCCATCGTTGAATTGAACCAGCGGACCGAAGCGCACCACTCGGATGAGCCGGACCACGCGAAAGCGGAGGAAACCACTCCCGAGCCGGACGAGCGGGACAACGAAGAGGGGCATGGCGCGCTACAGGACGAGCTGATCTCTGATCTGGCTCTATTCATAAACTGACCATCAATATGGGGTAATTATGTTTGACGTAAACAAACCAAGTATCGCTGAACTTCAGCGACTCAAAAGAGAACGAAAAGGGATCTTCGACAAAGCTGTTGAGGCTCGAAATGCTGCCAAAGAAGCCAACGATGAGACCATCGAAACCAGAAGCAAGGTCGATGCGATGCTCGCCGATGTCGAGCAGTTCACTGCGAAGATTGAGCAGGAAGAGCGGGCGCTTGCCGTCGCTGATACCATCGAAGAGTTCGATGACAAGCGGGCTGATCAGGACCATGAAACACCGGAGGCGCAGTACAATACGGCGTTTCGTGACTTCCTTCAGCATGGCATCTCCGAGATGCGGTCTGATAACCGGAATCTGCTTACGCAAAACGTCGTTGATACCCGTGCTCTTGGCGTGGCTTCTGGCGGAGTCGGTGGCTACCTCGTGCCGGAAGATTTCTACAACCAGGTTGTAGAGATCATGAAAGCCTACGGTGGCATGCGTGCTGCGGGGGCGACTGTTCTCACAACCAGCGGTGGCAATGATCTGCCGATCCCGAAGGGCGATGACACCAGCAACACCGGTGAAATCGTTGGTGAGGGTGACCAGGTAAATGCCGCCGATCCGACTTTCACTCAGATGGGGCTCAAGGCGTATAATTACAGCTCGAAGATCGTTCGGGTTGGATACGCACTTCTCCAGGACGAGGCGGTTGGGTTTGAGGCGTTGCTTGCAAACATGCTTGCGACTCGAATCGGTCGGATCACCAACACGCATTTCACGACAGGGAACGACAGTGACCAGCCGGACGGCGTGCTAAACTCAGCGGCGGATTCTTCAATCACATCCGACAAAGAGACAAGTATTGCGTATGCCGATCTTGTGAGCCTCATGCATTCGATCGACCCTGCCTACCAGGCCAATGGTCGGTGGATGTTCAACGATGGGACGCTGGCGATGCTCAAGAAGATGGTCACCGCCACCGAGAAGATCCCGTTGTGGACTCCTGGTGTCTCACTCCGGGAGCCTGACACCATCCTTGGCAAGCCGTACGTGGTCAACCAGGACATGCCCGACCATACCACTGGTCTCAAGGCGATGATCTTTGGGGACTTCTCGAATTACTTCATCCGTGACGTACGCGGCGCGGCAATGATGCGCCTGACTGAGCGGTATGCTGATTACCTTCAAGTTGGGTTCATGCTTTTCACCCGCCATGACGGTGGCTTGGCTGTTCCTACAGCGATCAAGTACCTGACGGTAGGCGCTGACTGAGTAACCGGGGGCGGCGCGTAGCCGCCTCCACTAACCCACAGGAGGGGTTAAATCATGGCAATTAAACTGTATGAAAGAATGAAGGTTGATATTCCGGTCCAGGCGGTAGCGCTCACCGGGAATACAACCTCTAAATACTTTGATCTGAGCGGTTACGATCGCGGGATGTTTGTGCTGAACTGCGCAATCATGGCCGACGCCGAAACCGCAAAGATCGAAGTCTTCGGAGCGGACAACGCGGCCGGAACGAGCGGAGCGCTCATCACGAGCCACGCTGCGACCATCACTAGCCCGGTCAAAGGATCGATTGGATACATCCACGTTAACAGCCCTGACACCGACGATGCAGTTACCGTGAACGGTGTGACCTTCACAAAGAAGACAACCAAAGACGATGCCGCAAATCAATTCGCAACCGTTGCGGACCTCGTGGCGCAGATCAATGCGGCCGGTCTGGGGCTCACGGCGGCGGTAGACAACACTAACTACGCGCTGATCACATCGACGGTACCCGGGAAAAATGTTGTTACTATCACCGACGCGGCCACCAAGCTTCCTGTAAGTCTTCGCTCAGCGCAGGCATTCATCGAAGTTGACGAATCTGCGGGATATCGTTACGTGGCCGCCAAAGTGACGGTATCAGCATCAACAACATGCAGCGTAACTCTCATAAGAGGCGACGCACGGAACATGCCAGTAGCACAGGCGACTGGGGCGCAGTATCCGGCATGATCGTCAAGCTGACAAGAAATCTGCCTATTGACGGGTTGCAGTTTGGCGAGGGGTCAGAGCTTACGCTCGGACCCGATTACGCAATGGCGTTAATCGATCGCGGGGATGCTGTGCCTGTGAAACAAAAGGCGGAGCGTGCCGTGGTCAGCGCGCCGGAGACTGCAACGCCTCGGAAGCGGAAAACCACCAATAAGGTGGAGGAGTAAAACGTGGGACTCGTCGATCTCGCAACCGCCAAAGCCTGGCTACCTTACCTAGCCGCGACGGCTGGCCCATCGGCTCCCGGTATGAGCGATGTGACACTCCAGCGCTATATTGATGCGGCTTCGACAACTGCGGAGCGAGTCTGCGGGCGCAATCTATCGGCAAGGGACTACACGGAGACAGTAAACGGGAGTGGGTCAAAAGAGCTCTACACAAGAGGCTTCCCGGTCCAATCGGTAACGAGCGTTAAGATCTCGGGGATTGAGGAGTTCGCCGAGGTCGATCCGATTATCGACTACCAGCTCGACGCAGAGATTGGGATGCTGTATCGGAGATCCGGATGGCCGCTAGGCAGCCGGAACATTCAGGTTGTGTATAACGGTGGATATTGGCTTCCGGCGGGTGAGGAGGAAGAAGACCCGACCTATCTCGTACCGGATGATCTGACCCGTGCCGTGTGCGAGGTGATCGATTGGATGTACCAGCGCGACCGCAACCAGACGATCGGGATCAGGACAACGATTGGGATCGACGGATTGC